TCTTAAATTTAGGAATGTAGTACTCGTAGTAGTTCTGGCCAACAGCAACGTCGGACTGAGTGAACAGTCGTAATACGTTTAAGATGTAGTCCTTCTCAACCGGAGTAACCTTGTTACCTTTCCAGTCTGCTACGTCATCTGACAAGTCTAACTCTTCCTCGATCCAATGAGACATCTCATGTTTCTTGGTAAGTTCGACAGCCCATGGGTATCGGAACGGCTTATAGCTGATAGACGGATCTAACATTGTAAAAGTAGCTTCTGGTTCAGCTTCTAACATAGTCAAAGCGGAAAGCTTAACTAAGTTCTGAAACGAACCGATGTTGTTACCGTCAATAACAATCTGTGGAACAGACCGTACGTTTAACTTGGAGAACTCCTCAAATGCCTCAGCATCTGCTCGAATGTCTTTCATCGTGAAAGGTACACCCCAGCTAGTGAGTAAGTTCTTAGCGTCCTTGCAATAAGGACAGTTCTGTTGAGAGTATACAATAATCTCTTTATATTTCTGTGCCATGTTCTCTCCTTATTTTATGCTTGACAAGCAGCGCAATCATCATCTTCAACCTTGAAATCCTTCAAACCATCTTTCTCTACCTTATCTGACAAGTTCTCAGCTTTGTTAGAAGTCTCTGTGCGAAGATAATACAAAGATTTACAACCTTGTCTCCAAGCTTCCAAGTGAACTTCATGTAGATACTTCCGGCTTGAACCAGCTGGAAAGAAGATGTTTAGTGATTGTGATTGACAGATGAACTCTTGACGTTGGCCACCTAAAGTGACTACATCAATCTGATCGATCTCGATAGCTGTCTTGAATACTTCCTTTTCATGGTCTGATAAGAAATCTAATTGTGCAACTGAACCGTTGTTTGAAATGATACTGTTCCAAGTCGTCTGGGTGTCTTCACCTTTCTCAGCCAACAAAGCCTCTAAGACCTTATTCTTGATTAAGTGAGAACCAATACGAGTACGATGGACAAAAGCGTTAGCTTTGATCGGCTCGATACTAGCACTTGTTCCAGCTATAGCAGAACTGTTAGCGTTCGGAGCAATAGCTAATAAGTTAGCATTCCGTCGACCTGTTCCAACCATATCAAGAACTTCACCTCTCTCTGCACCTAATTTAATTGATTGAGCTACAGCCTGTTCCTTCATGGTCTTGAAGATCTCTCTGTTGAGATCCTTAGCACCTTGACTAGAGAACGGTAAGCTTTCAGCCATCAGTAAGTTATGGAATCCCATAGCACCTAGACCCAAAGAACGCTCTCTTGTAGCTGAGAACCTTGCCTTGCTGATCTCGTCAGGAGCATGTTCAATAAAGTACTCGATAACGTTATCTAAGAATGTCACCAAATCAGCAATCATAGAAGTTCCCTTCCAATCATGGTATCTCTCTAGGTTCACTGAGGATAGACAACATACCGCTGTCCGTTCTGAGTTAGTAGCTAGAGTGATCTCAGCACACAAGTTAGAACCATTAGACCGTAGTCCCAGATCTTTCTGTGTTTGAGGATAAGCTGCATTCGCTGTATCAATAAAGTATAAGTATGGTTCACCAGTGCGATATCGTGTCTCTAGGAGGGTCTCCCACAGCTCTCTCGCCTTGATCGTCTCGACTGTCAACAAAGTCTTAGGGTCGATAAGATTCCAGCTAGAATCGCTCTCTACGGCTCTCATGAAGTCATCTGTAATGTTGACGCCATGATGAATGTTCAAACTCTTGCGGTTAATGTCACCAGTAGGTATACGGATGGACATAAACTCTCTAACATCTGGATGAGTAATGTCTAAATACGCAGCGTATGAACCCTTACGAGTTACGCCCTGACGATACGCAGTCATGTCAGCATCGACTGTATGGATGAAAGGGATTGGACCAGGGGCTACATCAGAGATAGATCTTACGCTACTCCAGTGTCCACCAACTCCACCACCTTTTACGGATAACCAACGTAACTCTGTTGAATGATCAATCAAACCTACTAAACTGTCTTCTACGTATCCGAGGAAACAACTGATGGGCAGACCTTTGGCCTTACCACCTTCGGCAGGTGCGTTGCTCAAGATAGGACTTGAGAACATGAACCAACCTTTGTCTATGTAATCGAAAACTCTGTCAGCTAATGCCTTGTCTCCTGCAGAGAATGCGTTAGAAGCTCTTCTAAATGCATCTTCTGGTGTCTTGTCTTCCTTGACCATGTAATAGTCTTGGAGTAATTTTGTAGCTTGTTCTGTAAGTTCCATTAATACGTTATCCTTATAATTAAAATTCGGGTCGCCCACTTCCTTGTGGACTATAGTAGCAACTCCTGTCGCCTGTTATTTTATACGGTCATCGACTATAGCGAAACCAGTGATACTTATTGCTGAGAGTAGTGACTCGTCGTAATCTCCATTAGCCAACTTAATGGCTTGTGGGAGAATCACACCGGATACTGCAATCGAGCTTATTCTAGGGACAATGCCTGGAAGGTTAGGTATACCTAAATGGGTGATACCCTCTACGTCATACGCAGGATCCTCCCAGTCAGTTAGTCTAGCAGTCTCTATACAACCACCTTGGTCAATCGCGATGTCAATCACTACAGAACCTTCTGCCATACCTAATACAGCCTCTCTCGAGACAACTTTAGGTGCTGACTTACCTGGAACAAGGACTGCTCCGATAAGTACATCAGCGTCTTTAAGTTCATCAGCGATAGTGATAGGGTCAGAAAGCTTAGCAGTAATGCCTTCCCTCTGAATCGCTGCTATCCTGGGCAGGCTTATGTCAAATACTACAACCTCTGTCCCTCTCTCATAAAAAGAACGGGCAGCTGCCATACCAGCGACTCCACCACCAACGACTACGGCTTTCTTAGCGTTGTACGTGTATCTCTCGTCGATGTCTAACCCTTGCACAAGGGATAATCCTATACGATTTCTGATAGCAAGATGGTAAGACAACTGACCAGCGATAGTCGACATAGGGTCTAATCCTGGGAATCTTCCTTCCATCTCAACATTCTCGAGTGCCACAGCAGTAGCTCCACTCTCTACGAGAGCCTTAACTAAGTCTGGACAAGCAGCCAAATGCATATAACTAAATATCATCTGGTCTTCTCTGAAGTACTTAAACTCCTGCTCAATGGGTTCTTTAACTCCGATAACAAGGTCTCTTCGCCAGACACCTTCAACGTCACCAATCGTAGCTCCTGCCTCGATATAATCGGAATCAGTGTAACCGGAAAGTACTCCTGCATTGGTTTCCACCAACACATCAAAACCTTTATCAACAAAATCTTTCACATCACGGGGGATGAGACCTACTCTACCTTCAAGGATCTTAACCTCTTTCTTAACACCAATTTTCATAATATCTCCTCTATTTAATCTACAAATGAATCCTCATTATCATCATCATCTTCTTTTTGATTCTCTGCTGAAACTAAACGACCTGTGTCGTTCTCGTAAGTGAACTTACCAGCAAACCCTGTGCGTCCTGTGTAACGGGACTTCAATACATATAATTTAGTTGTGTTTCTTACTACTGGATCCTTAGCCATCTTGTTACGACATAAAGCAATAATATCAAAGGCAATCTGCTTAATAGAACCAGAACCTTTCAAGTCATCGTCTGTGGGGACAGCACCGTTCTCGAACGATTTACGGTCTCCACTAACCTTACGTAGGTGAGATACCACACCAAACCACACGTTGTGTCTCTTACATAACTTCAACAAGTCACTCATGAAATCATCAATGGCTTTGTTGGCGTTGTCTGAGTCCGATACAGCGATAGTGATATGATCTATGTAGATGTACTCACAACCGATAGCGATCAAGTATCTAATCTTGCCTAGTAGATCATCATCAGCTGAAGAGCCTTGGTGATCAAGCATAATTAGTCTCTCTCCGATGTCTTTCTCTAACCATGTAAGAGAAGATTCCCTCTCTTCGTCAGTTATCACAACATCAGGAAGGTGCAATCTCTTATTCAACTTCAAAGATTGCATACCCATCAGAGTGTCTCTCGTGGATTCCTCCAAAGAAACAACACCGATCTTCATGTCTTCAATAGTCTCCAGCATAGAGTACATGTCCTCTTTCAAGAACTGTGACTTACCTGAACCTGTCCCAGCAGTGAAAAGAGTGATCTCTCCCTTGCGTTTACCATACCAACCGATGTTCAACTCTCCAGCGAAATCAGGGTAAGGGATACTAGGAACATCGTTATCCTTGGATAAGATCTCTCTAGCGTCAAGGGCAGAAACTATGTCTGCAGGACTAAACTTCATTGAGTTCCAGAACGCATCCTTGAACTCTTGACCTTTACCAGCTATCAACATATCACAAGCATCTTTCTCAGAGAACTTGGAAATGTAGATAAGACCTGGCTTACAATACTTTGCGATCTCTTTAGCAGCTTTCTCGCCTGGTTCATCCTGATCTAACATCAAGTGAACTTTCTCGAAGCTGTTAATCCAATCTAAATTCTGTTTGATGGCGTTCAAGTTCGAAGCACCAGCGGGCAA